GGGGTATAGGTGCTATGATAGGCATAACTCAGTCCGTTTAGTGGTTTGGGATTATCTACAATTGATCAGATTGCAAAAATTGGACTGAGTTCCCTCCAAGTGTTCTACTATTTTGAAAAGTTATTTAGATCCAACGAAAGTTGGTATTTTATGCCCAGGAATGAATGATAATGATGAATTGCTGGAAAGTGGCATTCCAGCCGAAATTCTTTCCGCTTATCTCAGTCAGCATGATATTGTGCCGGCACGTACCACCGATTTTATTGTTCTTTGCCTGTTTTCTATCGGCGTCACCAAAGGTAAATGGGGAACATTGATCAATGTATTATTGAATTTCAAGAAACACTATGACGCAAATACTTCACTGAAACAATGTTTACCAAAACTCGCGAAGCAATACCCTGAATATTATGAAAATATGGGACTCAAAGATATTTCGGATAAAATATTTGGGTATATAAAAAAATATGAAATGGATATTGAGCAAAAGAAATCATTTAGCCAATTACCTGAGATAGTTAAACTCCCCCGACAAGCACACCTTGAGCATATGGGAGGCCGTACTGAACATCTACCACTTAATGAACTGGCAGGGCGCATATCGGCTGTTAGTGTCATTCCTTATCCACCAGGTATACCAATCATCCTACCGGGAGAACGTTTCGGTGATGAACATGCCCCCCGGTTACAATATATTCGCCAGATAGGTGAATGGAATAACAAGTTCCCAGGCTTTGAAAAAATTCTGGAAGGCGCAGAGATGATAAACGGCGAATACCATATATGGGTACTAAAAGAGTGAATCAAGAATACCTATTGATTTTCTTCCTGCTGTTTTCTGGCAGTTTTTAATGCCTTATGTTGTTGCCGACGTTGTTTGAAAAAAGCGCTCAACATCGTCGAACATTCCTCAGCAAGCACGCCGCTGGTAATATCAATTTGATGATTCATGCCAGGATGGCGCAATATATCAACCAAAGAACCTACGGCGCCAGTTTTCATATCACTGGCGCCATAAACCAGCCGCTGTATTCGGCTATGTATCATAGCGCCGGCGCACATAGTGCAAGGCTCCAGCGTGACGTATAAGGTGGTATTTATCAAACGATAATTGTGTAACTGTTCTCCCCCTTTGCGTAACGCAATAATTTCAGCATGAGCGGTGGGATCATGCGCGATAATAGACTGATTCCAACCTTCCGAGATGATTTTATTATCAGCAACCAATATAGCGCCAACAGGTATTTCCCCCTGTTCCCACGCCTTTATTGCCCGTTCGATGGCCTGCTGCATCCAATATTCATCACTATATATTTCAATCACTGCGGTATCTCATTTGATTACATCAGGGACAATTATAACGATTTATTTTACCTGTTTTCCAGATATATTTTCTTATTAATCCATTGGGAATATATACCCGAGATTATTTTATATATTTATTGCTGATAAAACGCCCAGAAATTAATAACCGAATATATAATACAACTCTATTCTATGACATTATTACATTTCCTTTAAATGAATAATAATCCGAAAAAAGTTCGGCTTATTATTCATTTTAAAATATAAATTAAAAACCGATTGCAAGATATTGTCCAGCTACATAGACATCAGTAGATAATTTGATTTCATTTCCAAGATAATCGACAGCTTTACCAGCTACCCAAGCGTTAAAACTATTCAATGTTCCATTGGGTAACGCAGCCATTGGAAGTGCCCACCCACCACCATCTGTCATAAAAACCCTCAAGCAACTATAACAGCAATAAAGAATATAATTAAAGAGAAATCATAAGAATCAGAGATAAAAATTATACATATAAATTTTTTATTTTTCCTGCCACACCTTTTATCCCAACCTCCAATATAAATCTTTCCACATATAAACCATCAAAGATAGTTAGTAGAAACAAAACATTAATACCTTAGGTATATTTTCGGTTAAAAATATTGACTATTTATTACTACCAATTACATATAAATAATTAACATCTTAAATTATAAATTAACGGACACTATCTTTACAACAACTCAAGATATGGTCTATAAATACATAACCTAATTTGAGGAAAGTATATGAACCCCAAAAATGATTTTAAGGATTTTCCTACTAGCAATAATGCTAATGTAGTAAATCAAGAAAAATACGAAAAAATCCTAAGTTTGTATTCCGGGTTTCTACCAGATAATGTCCCCTCTCATTTATTAAATAAGGCATTACGTCGATCGTCAACAATAGTCTCTGTTGTGGCTAATTTCATCACGACACAATCTGGTGATCGTGTTCTCGATAATGGCGATATCACTAAACTCAACACTCAATTAAATAGAGAGTTAGAACAAAAAATCATAACTAAAATTTCCAATTATACATTTGAAAAATCACAAAATATTGCAGATATTCCTAATAAAAATGTACTTGTGAAAAATCGAAACTTATTGGAAAAGTTAATTCCGGTAGGTATACCACCTATTTAGCCTACTGGCATACCACCAAATGGTGAGTGAAATATAATGGAGCGATCTTCGATAAAACTTTATATCCAAAATTAGCGGAAGTTTATCTTAGTGGCGGATGACCGATATAGGGGTATCAAAGCCACATAACCTAGCGTTTAACTATATGATGAGGGCAGCATAATGAGCATGTTGGTACTTGACGAAATCCCGGTAGGAATACCACTTCCTTGGCCGGCTGACATACCACCAAATGGGTGGGTGAAATGCAATGGAGCAATCTTTGATCAAACTTTATATCCAAAATTAGCGCAAGCTTATCCTACTGGTAGATTACCTGATTTGCGGGGTGAATTTATCCGGGGCTGGGATGATGGGCGTGGAGTGGATATTGGCAGATATCTATTATCCGGGCAACTGGCGGACATTGCTCCACATAGTCACAGGGTTGTCCGGATGTGGTCCAATTCAAATGGTGGAACCGACGGAGTGGGTGCCGCAGGCCGTATTCTCAATAGTATCTACCAGAACGTTAACTACGGCATTGATCCTCGTGGAATAGGCATCGCTATCGGAATGGGATCTGGTGGTTACGGTTATATGGATAATGCGATTGCCGCCTCAACGGGAATAGAAACACGTCCACGAAATGTGGCATTTAATTACATTGTGAGGATTGCATGATGAATAAGGCTGTACTGGATAAAAATAATATTGCCATCAGTGCCGGAAGTATCGTTGTGTTTAATTACGATGCGATTACGCTGGAATATTTAAACAGTTCTGATGAGTACCTCCCCGTTGGTATCGGCCTTCCTGCCAATTCCTGCACAGACGCGCCACCTGAAACCCAAGAGGGATATATCGCCTGTCGTTCACCTGATTTAACCGGCTGGCAAATGGTACCAGATTATCGAGGGAAAATAGCTTACAACACCCAAACTGGGGAACAGAAAGAGATCATTGAGCCGGGTGAATTACCAAAAACGCTGACATTCAAACAACCTGGCACCGATTTTGATAAGTGGGATGGCGAAAAATGGGCAACAGATATTGAAGCTCAAAAAGCCAATCAGATGAAACAAGCAGAACAACAACGTGTCATTCTTCGCCAACAAGCTAATGAAGCCATCATTTTATTACAATATGCTATTGAGACTGAGATGGCCTCAGACGCAGAGAAAGCATTATTACTTGCCTGGAAGAAGTATGTGGTATTACTGAGCCGTGTTGATACTTCAATGGTTTCAGATATTGAGTGGCCACAAATACCAGAATAATATAATTATCAAGACTGGGCATTATTCTATCCCCAATCTTTTTTTCAGTAATAATAATGACTGTTTTGACCGGTCGATTTCCGATGCTTTTGAAATATCAATCCGGTCAGGTATGATTTATGATTAGAATTGTGGGCTGCATGGCAGCCCTTTTTTCATTTTATTTTTTTAAAAGATGACTCCTCTCCCTATTTGATAAAGATAATCTTCTGTATTTATGGTAAAAGCATAGAAAAATATAATAATCTAACCAATAGATAAAATATCAATATTTTCGTAGCTGCTATTTTTACATCCTGTATTTTAATAAAACTTATGAAAACCATTAGAAAAATTGCCGAAAGAAATAAGATTAAATAATTTTCAGACATAAAACATAAACATCTTAAATATGTTTTCGATTACAAGATGTTAAACGATTTATTGTCATCAATCATACATAAACAATCAATCGTTTAAGTTATAATATAATCTTATTATCCTCTTTTTGGAGTAGACTATAATTGAACTCAATCTCGATAAATTGCCTATACTATAACTCAACATGTTAATTATAACAGAACATTATTTTATTTAAGGAAAGTGTATATGAGTCCCAAGAATGATTTTAAAGCTTTTTCTATTAAGAATAATGCCAACGTAGTGAGTCAACAAGAATATGAAACAAGTAAAAATTTACAAACCGGATTTCCACCAGAAGATATTACTATTCATGTGTTAAATAAAGCATTGCGTCAATCGTCAACAATAGCCTCTGCCGTGGCTGATTTTATCGCGACACAATCTGGCGACGATGTTCTGGATGATGGGGATATTGTTAAACTAATCACCCAGTTAAATAGAGCATTAGAACAAAAAATTATAACTAAAATTTCCAACTCCGCATTGGAAAAAGCAAAAAACGGCGCAGATATTCCTGACAAAAATACGTTTATAAAAAACTTAGGTTTAAATGAAGCTGCAAAACGGGAAATAGGAATTGGCGTTAATCAGGTTCCAGATATGTCGTTTTTCAACGCAAACCTAAGTTCTACCGGCTGGCAAAAACTACCTTCGGGTTTAATTGAAATGTGGGGGTTTGTGCTAGTTCAAGGCTATGGTTCTATGGAGGCCGGGTATTTAAATAATTTCCCAATCCCCTTTCCGAACGCATGTTTAAATGTTGTGTTAGCTAACGGTGGTTATAACCCTCAAGATTCTGGAATATGTTCAGTACACGTAGTAGATCGGAGTCAATTCCGATGTTATAGAAGCCCTACTAATCATCCTACGCCTGTTGGCGCGTATTTTAGGGCGATAGGATATTAATTTAATAAAAATCAACTTGCCATGATCATTTAATTAATATGGCAAAAAATCATGACCGATAAAACCATGCATTCAGCGCATTAAATAAGGAGTTAACTTTACAATAATTCAATATGTTATTTATAAAGTTTATCACTTAACTTAAGGAGTATAATATGAGTCCTAAAAATGATTTTAAGGCTTTTTCTATTAGTCATAATGCTAATGTAATGAGCCAAGAAAAATATGAAGAAAGTCAGAATTTGAAGACTGGGTTTGCACCCGATGGCATTACCACTCATATATTAAATAAGGCATTACGTCAATCATCCACAATATCCTCTGTAGTCGCTAATTTTATCGCGACACAATCTGGCAATGATGTTCTGGATGATGGAAATATAGAGAAACTCACCGCTCAATTAAATAAGGCGCTGGAACAGAAAGTAACACCAAAGGTTCCCGACGCCTCATTAACACAGAAAGGTATTGTTCAGCTTACAGATGTGATTGGTAATAGTCATTCACTCGCTGCCACTCAGAAGCTTGTTTCTGATGTCAATGATAATGCTAACAATAGATTAGCCAAAAACCAAAATGGGGCGGATATTCCCAATAAAAATGAGTTTGTGAAAAATCTCGATTTATTGGAAACCGTCAATCTGGCGAAAAATGCTGTGCCGAATAGTAGGAAAATTAACGGTAAGGCGCTGACTGGAGATATCAATTTAGGGGCTGGCGATGTGGGGGCATTTAGGCTCGGATTAACAGGAAAATATTCTGTTGATAACCAAGTCCCGTGGAATGCAGATTCAGGGTCATATGACTTACTACATCCGAAATTTAGTGATCATGTTGTGCACTTCTATAATGGAGTTGGGAGTTGTCCGGCTTTTCAGTTGAAAGTGCATTACAAAAACGGAGGTATTGCTTATCGCTCGGCTCGTGATAATTATGGATTTGAAGAAGATTGGACTAACATTTATACAACAAAAAACAAGCCCACTGTAAATGAACTTGGTTTATCAGAAACCGTAGCATTGGCGAAAAATGCGGTTCCTAATAATAGAAAAATTAACGGCAAAACGTTGGTTGAAGACATCAATCTGGAAGCCGGAGATGTCGGGGCGTATTCACGCTCGGAATCTGACAAGCGATATCAAAAGAAAGGCCCTAATCAGGGATGGCAAAAAATAGGAGCCGGTGGAGACAGCGGAAGCAGCATATTATTGAGTCAGGACATACGAGGAAGATGTATATATTTACGTACTGGTAGCCCAGGTATATTTTTACCTTTGCAAATGCCTCCGATCGATAATATTTTGGTTGGCGCGGGATATGGATCAAGAGGATGGCTTGTTGTGCATTCGTCAGATGGAGGGATGAGGTTATCTATAGTAAACAAAGAGGATTGCCCTGATATTACAGAAATTTATATTGCTGATTAGAATTATGGGCTGCATGGCAGCCCTTTTCCCATTTTATTTTTTGGCAAAAATTTACTCCTCTATTTGATAGAAATATTTATCTATATCGATTGAAAAAATATAACAATCCAATCAATAGAAAAAATAATAGAATTTTTATAGCCACCATTCTGTTAACATATATTTTAAAAATTCACAAAAACCATTATAAAAATTTCCTCGAGAAATAAGTTGAATAATTTTCAGATGTAAAACATAAACATCTTGAATATACTTTAGATTACAAGATGCTAAAAATCTATTACCATCAGCCACACATAAACAATTAATCATTTAAGTTATAATATTAGCATTCTTTTTTTTAGGCTAGACTATAATTAAAGTCAATCACAATAAATCACCTGCACGGTAATTCAGCATGTTAATTATAACTTTATTAAAGGGAAAATAAATGAGCCTTAAAAATGATTTTAAAGCGTTTTCTATTAACAATAATGCTAATGTAGTAAGCCAAGAAAGATACGAAGAAAGTCAAAATTTACAAACTGGATTTCCTCCAGAAAATATTACCACTCATATATTAAATAAGGCATTACGCCAATCTTCCACAATATCATCTGTTGTAGCTGACTTTATTGCGACAGAATCTAACAGTGATGTTTTGGATGACGGTAATATAGCCAAACTCACTGCACAATTAAATAAAGCGTTAGAACAAAAAATTACAACAAAAATTCCCGACGCTTCATTAACACAGAAAGGTATTGTTCAGCTTACAGATGTGGTTGGCAATAGTAATACACTGGCTGCAACTCAGAAGCTGGTTTCAGATATAAATAATAACGCCAATAACAGACTAGAAAAAACGCAAAACGGTGCCGATATCCCCAATAAAAATGCATTTGTGAAAAACTTAGGTTTAAATGAAGCTGCAAAACGTGAAGTGGGAACTGGAATTAATCAAATTCCAGATATGTCATCTTTCACCTCAAGCTTGGTTCAGAGTGGTTGGCAAAAATTACCTTCAGGTTTAATTGAAATGTGGGGAATAGCACGAGTTTCTGCCGGAGGAAGACCTGATCTCGGATATCTTAATAACTTCCCAATACCGTTCCCAAATAAATGTTTTAACATCACATTAACTCACAATGATTGGGACCCGAGAGCAGCAGGAATATTCGGGGCATCCGTAGTAAATCAGAGTCAGTTCAAATGTTATAGAGGCTCAGGTGACGGTCAATCTTTTGTTTATACTTATTTCAGAGCAATAGGATATTAATTAAAAACAATTAATTTACCATGATGACTATTTAATTAAAATTGGCAAAATTTATGAACGATAAAAATTATGTATTCAGCGCATTAAATAGAGCATTTTATCCACTATTATTACAACAGAATTATATTGAAGCTGGCTCATGGCCAAATGACCCTTTACCTGTAACTGATGATATATTCAATGAGTTTTCAGGAATCCCACCCATAGGAAAAATACTTTCCTGTGGTGAAGATGGTCTTCCTTGCTGGGAAGATATTCCACCACCAACAAAAGAGGAATTGATATTTATAGCGGAAAGCCAAAAAACGCAATTTATATCTCTTGCAAATGAAAAAATAACTCCACTTTCTGATGCAGTAGAACTTGATATAGCAACAGACGAAGAGATGCTATTACTCAAAGAATGGAAAAAATACCGAGTGATGCTTAACCGGGTTGACACTTCAAACGCACCAGAAATTGACTGGCCAATTGCGCCATTATCGTAATTAACAAAAAGACCGGGATTCAAACAGAACCCGGTCTTAATTATTCTATTATTGATAATGCTACAATGATAAATATTCTTTCATCATCCAAGATATCCTCCACCAAGATTTTTTAGTTCATACGATGATATTATCTGTCTTGTATGTCATAGACTTTATTTTCCAGAACAAATCTTTCAACATAAAAATTACTTAAGATGGTTTACATAAGATAAAAATTAATCATTTGGATATATTTTCAATTTAAACACACTGAATTATTTATTACTTAAAATATATGAAAAATAATTAACCCCATAAGCTATAAAGATATTTAATTATTTATTTTCATCTCTAAACTATGAGCATTGAGAAGTTACTTCTACAATAATTTAAGAACAATAATTTAAGATATTGTCCATAAAACCAATTATTTAACTTTAGGAGAATATACATGAATATAAAGAATGATTTTAAGGCATTTTCTATCAGAGATGGTGCTAATGTGGTAGCTCAAAATTTATATGAAGACAGTTCAGAATTGCAGACTGGATTTCCCCCAATAGGTCTTACCACACATGTATTAAACAAGGCATTACGCCAGTCATCAACAATATCATCTGTTGTAGCTGATTTTATTGCGACAGAATCTGGCAGTGATGTTTTGGATGATGGCAATATAGCTAAACTCACCGCACAATTAAATAAGGCGCTAGAACAAAAAATTACAAAAAAAGTTCCTGATGCCTCATTAACACAAAAAGGTGTTGTTCAACTAACAGATGTAATTGGCAATAGTAATACACTGGCTGCAACACAGAAGCTTGTCTCCCATATAAATAATAATGCCAATAACAGACTGGAAAAAACGCAAAACGGCGCAGATATTCCTAATAAAAATGAGTTTGTGAAAAACTTAGGTTTAGATAAAGTTGCAAATCTGAAAGTGGGAAATGGAACTAATCAGATTCCAGATATGTCATTTTTCACTACAAACCTGGTTAAGAATGGCTGGCAAAAATTTCCTTCGGGTTTAATTATAATGTGGGGAGTAGCACAAGTTTATAACCATAGCAACCCTCAATCTGGGTACTTAAATAAATTTCCAATACAGTTCCCAAATAAATGCCTCAGTATTACGTTAACTCACCTTGGTGATGACCCACAAGCAGCAGGTATATTCTCAGCAACGATAGAAAATCAGAGTCAGTTTCGGTGTTATAAAAGTCTTAATTACCATAAACTCGATACTTATACATATTTCATGGCAATAGGATATTAATTGAATAAATTATTATGGTTATTTAATGAAAGTTGGAGAAACTTATGAATGACAAAAACTATGTATTTAGTGCATCAAATAAAGCATTTTATCCGCTATTATTACAGCAGGAGTATATTGAAGCAGGTTCATGGCCAAATGATCCAATACCTGTAGCTGATAATATATTCAATGAATTTTCGGGAATCCCGCCCACAGGAAAAATACTTTCCTCTGGTGAAGATGGTTTTCCTTGTTGGGAAGATATTCCACCACCAACAAAAGAGGAGTTGATATCCATAGCGGAAAGCCAAAGAACGCAATTTATATCTCACGCAAATGAAAAAATAACCCCACTTTCTGATGCTATGGAACTTGATATCGCAACAGACGAAGAAATACGATTACTCAAAGAATGGAAAAAATACCGAGTGATGCTTAACCGGGTTGATACTTCAACAGCACCGGAAATTGACTGGCCAATTGCGCCATTATCATAATTAGCAAAAAGACCGGGATTCAGGCAGAACCCGGCCTTAATTATTGTATTATTGCTAATACTACAATGGTAAATATTCAGTCATCATACAATCCATTTCCCGTCAATATTTGTTAACTCATGCGATATTAGTTATATTACCCATCATCGAGATTTAATTTCCAGAACAAACCTTCCAGCATGGAAATTATTTAAGATGATTTACATAAAATAAAATTTAATTATTCCGATGCGTTTTCAATTGAAATATATTAAATTATTTATCAATTAAAATATACGAAAAACAATTAACCCTATAATCCATAAA